AACGTCCAAGGAGCGTATGTCGGGGAGGACACACCTATTTTTATGGAAAAGTTCCCTAATTGATGTATAGTAGTTTTTTATTGGAGGTGGTATGGCTGAAGAACCAGAAGAAATAGAAGAAATCATAGAGAGTGCAGCATCGCTCATGGACCGTGTTCCAGAGGGTGCGGGTCTTGAAGAAATGGTATCTATCGAGCTACCGGAAGAAACGGATATGATTTCTTCGGACATATTTGAAATTATTCCAGAGGACGATGGTGCGGTTGTTGTTGATTTTGATCCGACAGCCGAATTTGGACCTCCTGAAGATTTTTACACTAACCTTTCGGAAAACATAGATGATAGTGGTCTTGGTTCTATTTCAAGTCAGTTGATGGAAGAGTATGAAAGTAATAAGGCTTCTAGAGGAGATTGGGAGGAAGCTTATTCTAAAGGACTAGAGCTTTTAGGGTTTAACTATGAAGAACGCACAGAACCATTTGCAGGAGCAACAGGCGTAACGCACCCCCTCCTAGCCGAAGCTGCCACTCAGTTTCAGGCTCAAGCGTTTAACGAATTGCTTCCTGCAAGTGGCCCCGTCCGTACAGATGTGATGGGGTCTGTTACTAAAGAGAAGGAGGATCAAGCACAACGTGTACGTCAGTTTATGAATTATTACATAACCAGCGTAATGGAAGAGTACACACCAGAACTTGATCAAATGCTGTTTTACCTTCCACTGGCGGGTTCTACCTTTAAGAAAGTATACTACGATTCAGGTTTGAGCCGTGCCGTTAGTAAGTTTGTACCTGCGGAGAACCTTGTTGTGCCTTATGAGGCAAATGATTTAGAAACGTGTCCAAACATTACGCATGTTGTGCGTATGTCTATGAATGATTTGAGAAAAAAACAGATTGCAGGGTTCTACAGAGATATAGATGTTTTACCGAGTCAGTCCCAATCGAACAGCGTTATAGAAGAAATAGACAAGATAGACGGTGTTTCTGCTTCAAATGTGGACTATGACTGTACCTTGTTAGAGTGTCATGTTGATTTAGACCTTGTCGGGTATGAGGACAAGGATGCGGATGGCGAAGAAACAGGAATTAGGCTTCCTTATATTGTGACAATCAGTCAAGATAACGGAAAAATACTGTCTATTCGTAGAAATTACGAAGAAAACGACCCTACCTACAAAAAAACACAGTATTTTGTGCATTATAAGTTCCTTCCGGGTTTTGGTTTCTACGGATTAGGTCTAATTCACACGATTGGAGGGCTTTCTCGCACAGCAACCGCCGCTTTACGGCAATTAATTGACGCAGGAACGCTGTCCAACCTCCCAGCAGGGTTCAAAGCGCGTGGATTACGCATAAGAGATGACGAGAGTCCTCTACAACCCGGAGAATTTAGGGATGTTGATGCTCCGGGGGGCGCAATTCGTGATTCCTTGATGCCTTTACCGTTTAAAGGTCCTGACCCGACTTTATTTCAACTTTTAGGGTTTGTTGTCCAAGCTGGACAGCGTTTTGCTACGATTACAGACTTAAAAGTAGGCGATGGCAATCAATCGGCGGCTGTTGGGACGACAATTGCTATGATGGAACAAGGTTCCAGAGTAATGTCGGCGGTCCACAAACGCCTTCATTATGCAATGCGAATAGAGTTTAAGCTTTTGTCTCAAGTCATGGCGGATTATCTTCCTCAAGAGTATCCCTACACGGTGCAGGGTGGGGACCAGATGGTCTTTGCCAAGGATTTTGATGATAGAGTAGACGTTGTCCCTATTTCTGATCCTAACATATTCTCTCAAGCACAAAGAATTACGCTTGCACAGACTGAGATACAGCTTGCTATGCAAGCTCCTGAAATTCATAATATGTACGAAGTGTATAGAAGAATGTACGAAGCCTTGAATGTTAGGGACGTAGATAAGATACTGCTTCCTCCAAGCACTACCGAGGAAGTTCCAAAGGACGCGGCACAGGAAAACATAGACACTTTTTCTGGAACGCCCCTTACCGCTTTTGAGGAACAAGATCATCAAGCACATATTATGGCGCACATGGTTTTTGGTGCTTCTCCTATGGTTGCCCAGATTCCTCGTATTGCAATGGATCTTCAAAAACACATTATGCAGCATGTTCAAATTCAAGCGACAGAACAAGCAAAAGAAGTTTATCAACAACAAACAAACTCTGCCCCTCAAATGCAAGGAGATCTTGTTTTTGAAGCTTTGAAATCGCAGTTTATTGCGGAAGGAATGCAAGGGTTAAAAGCAATTAATGCTCAAGTGACAGGTGCAGATCAACAACCGCCTGATCCCGTTGTGGCTTTGAAACAACAAGAACTTCAACTTAGGGCGCAAAAAGATCAAGCGGATAACGCCCTTGATCAAGCGGAGCTTAACTTAGATACGCAAAAGGTAGCACGTAAAGCACAAGAATTTGATTTACGGCAACAAGCTCAAATGAACCAAACCCAGCTTAAGATACAAGCTGCTATGCAACGTGAACAACTAAGACAACAACAGAAAAGAGGCTAATATGTCTAGAGTAAAATACACAGGAAATAAACCATCAAATCCATCAAAACCAACGCCTTATTCCGATATTAAAGGACAAGGCAAAATGCCTTATTCTCAAGCGGTTGAGTCTGACGGTCCTAACACAATGGATGGTATTGTTACAAAAGGTCAATCCAGAGGCATGGGCGGGGCTTTACGTGGTGGCAAATTTACTATTTGTTAAATGCCTTTAAAGAGGTAAAAAGAGAAAGAAAACATGATGCTCATAGCAAGTTTCTCTCAATATATCCAAGGGGCAACCAATGCAAAATTGGACTTGACTGGGACGGGCGCAACTGTTCTGTACACAGCCCCCACTAATGTCTCTTTTTCGATTGTAAATTCCATCCTTGTTTCTGAGGATTCTGGCAATGCCGATACTCTCACCCTTACATTAACAAATGGGTCCGATGTGTTTAGTTTGTTCAAAGTTGCGGCGGTTGGGGCAAATGGCACAGTTGAGCTTTTAACTAGAGATTTAGTGCTACAACCCACAGAAGTTTTAAAGGCAACAGCCGCTACAGGCGGTAGATTGCATGTTGTGGCAAGCGTACAAGAGTTTGTACAGTCTGTTTCAGGAAGGGTTCCTTAATGGTTTCTGACATTGAAAAGTTAATGAAAAAAGCTTATTCACAAAAGAAGAAGCTAAAGAAGCAAGAAGAGAAAATAGAAGACCAGACTAGAAAGATTAGAGATCAACTAAATAAGATAAACTTAGATGGAAAGTTAGAGTATTTTAAATGAATGAGAATATACCTGACAAAGAAGTCTACCAGTCTAATCGCAGGTATATGTGTTGGTGTTTATTACTTGCAATGTTAGCAACGACTATAGCTACTCTTTTGTATCCAGAACGTATGGCAGAAGCAGAGAGTATTATAATGACGCAATACCTTGCGATGTCAGGGGTCGTAGGAGCTTACTTTGGTTTTACAAGCAACAGGAAAAAGTAATGGCTGTTAAGAAAAAAAGCACTGTAAACAAAGCAGGTAATTATACTAAACCTACTATGCGTAAACGATTGTTTAATAAAATTAAGTCAGGAACCAAGGGTGGTAAGGCAGGGCAATGGTCTGCTCGCAAAGCACAACTGCTTGCTTCTAGTTACAAGAAAGCAGGGGGTGGGTATCGTGGCTAAAGCTAAATCGCAAAAGAGTTTAAGTAAGTGGACTAAGCAAAAGTGGGGAACTAAATCTGGAAAGCCTTCTGCTAAAACAGGAGAAAGATATCTTCCAGCTAGTGCCCTCAAATCTTTATCATCCAAAGAGTATGCGGCAACCACAAGAAAAAAGCGTGAAGACACAAAGAAGGGCAAGCAGTTTAGTAAGCAGCCTAAAAAAATCGCTCAAAAGACAAGGAGCTATAGAAAGGCATGAGTTTATCAAAAACCGACAAGAAGAAACTTGATAGGTACGGCTTAAAGGGTTTAAACAAACCTAAAAAAACACCTTCTCATAAGACAAAGAAGGCAGTAGTAGCTGTCAGAGAGGGGGATGGGGACATAAAGATTATACGTTTTGGGGCGCAGGGAATGGGGCATAACTATAGCCCTGAAGCCCGAAAATCCTTTAAAGCGCGACACGGTAAGAACATAGCAAAAGGTAAGACTTCTGCGGCGTTTTGGGCTAACAAAGTGTTTTGGGCGGGAGAAGGTAAAGGAAAAAGCACAAAGTCTCCCCCAAAGTCTCAAAAACATAGGTTTGGGTAATGAATGAAAACATTTACAGTTATCGCTGCAAACTTGTACGGGTGGTTGATGCTGATACCAGTGTTGTTGATATTGACCTTGGCTTCGGTGTATATCTTCACAATCAGTATATTCGGTTTTTTGGTATTGATACTCCCGAATCTCGTACTCGAAACCTTGAAGAGAAAGCTCTGGGGTTGGCTGCAAAAGCAAGAGCCAAAGAACTCCTACCCAAAAAATTTATTATGAATACATATAAAGATGGAAAAGGAAAGTTTGGTAGGATACTAGGCAGACCTATCTTAGAAGATGGGCGTGATGTGTGTGAGGTTTTAATCTCAGAGGGTCACGCTAGACCTTACTATGGTGGAAAGAAGGAGTCTTGG